TTACAGCGGAAGAGGCCCGCAAGTCAGGCAAAAACTGGCTTGTGACAGTGGAGGGAATGCGGCGGGTATATGGGGACAAGCAGGAGCCGGGGAAGTAGCCCGGCTTTATTGCTGGTTTATTATCGCGTCTTTAGCCGCCTTATCGGTAGTTTGCAGCTTTTTTGTTCCGCAGATAGGGCAGCGGTTTTTAGGCTTAAGCAGGTAGTAGATAAAATAAATAAGCCCCGGCAAGACGCCACATATAAGTAGGATAATAAAAATAGGCCAGTTGAAACTTTTTGTCGGCTCAACGCTCCGATCATACTGTCACCCTTTACACGTAGACAGAAATCGGCATGAAAATCTTTCGGTACGTATTCATACCCTTGTTTATCTTCCTGGGCTTCTATCGGTATTCCTGCGGCTATGGTACCAAGTATTTCAATCGGCTTGTAGTCTTTTGGGGATATGTCCGGTTTTCTGTATTTCTCGTAAGCATCAAACCCAAGCAGCCAGCCAACTTCTATGTTGTATTTTTCGCAAATCGACCACATAACAGAGTTTGGCATGTTCTTTATCTTACCAGACTCATAACGGTTATAGACTGTTGGATCAGTTGAAAATGATTTTGCAAAATCATTCTGTTGTAAGCCAGTAGCCTCCCGGATTTCTTTAAGTCTTAAACCTATCTCTTTAGCTTCTTTTTCTGTTATCTCTTTATTTTTAACCATTTAAAATCGCCTCCCTTTGAAAGTAATTATAATATAATATTGCACGTAATACAATAATATTATAATAATATTAAAATAAATTTCATATTAGGCATTGACAAGCTAAAAACATTGTCGTATTATGTAATTGCACGATATGCAATTATTCTAATCGGACTTGAGGTGATAAAGATGAGAGAAAAATTATTTTTAAAACTACGGGGGGCGGTCGCTGGAAAAGGGTACAACCTTAGTACGCTAGCAGATCATTTAGGCATTACCCAGCAGTCCCTGGTCAATAAAATGTATGGTGAAAAAGAGTTTACTCTTGAAGAGGTAATTAAAACCTGCAATTTTCTTGACGCCCCTGTGGATATTTTTTTTGAGCCACAATTGCATAATCTGCAATTTTTAAAGCTGCAAAAGACTTCATAAATTGCCAGTTAATCAACCAGGAAAGGAGGTGTAAGTGGTGAGCGACAAAAAATCGGATACCTTAAACCTTGCATTCGACAGGCTACAGATCGAACTAAGAAAAGAACCTCTACCGACAGAAACGATAAAGGTTCTTGCAGAAACGATAAAGATTCTTACCGAGATTAATCCTGCTTTACGGTACTAAGAATTTTTTTTGTAAGATTCACAAATCATATCTACTGCGGTGCTCGTATCAGGAAATTCATCTCTGTGCAAATAATCAAATTCAAGTGATTTAAGAAGAATTTCCTTAGCAATCTCTTTATCAGACACAACTACACCTCCCTTCCTCGAATTGGTAATCTGGACAATTACTTATTCGACGGGAGGGGAGGAAAACCCTAGAAAGGAGGCCACACATTTGATCTACTCACAGTACGCACCACGCCTGTACAAGCCTCGCACAGCCTGCGGACACATCACAGAAGGCAACTGCCCAGCGTGTGAGGCAGAGATTGAGCAGCTGCAGCAGACGATACTCCGGCACTCAATGCCGGGGCGCAGGGCAATTAGGACGCACGTTTTGCAGGAAAGAGAAAGGAGGGCGCACAGTTGTCAAGCGTGATCGTTATCCACGGAGGCAGGGCCAGGGTGTTCGACGGAGACAGCGAGGGCAAATTGCTTGAGTTTATCGGGGGAGTATTTTCGAGGCTGTACAAGCTGGGCCAGTATATTTACCTGGCGGCAAGTTTATTGAAAGGAGCTAACCAACAATGCGCTTGACTGACGCTCAAGTAAGGGCGGTGATGGATGAAAAAATAGACAGGGTTAATGAGCGAGTATATAGGGTACTGACATCGGTACCAGCGATGCTTGTTTACGGGGTCGCTGGAGCCTGGGCATACCTTAAGTGGGCGGGATTTATAAAGTAAAAAGCCGCTGGCAAGAGCGGCCCCGAAGAAAAAATCTGTTAAGGCAAGTATAGCTCAAAAGCAAAAATAGGTCAAGTGGTTCGCGGTTTACGGCGCGGCGAGGCACGGCAAGGCCGGGCCGGGCCGGGCCGGGCAAGGCTAGGCTAGGCTGGGCTGGGCTGGGCTGGGCTGGGCGAGGCATGGTTTCCGGCAAGGCGCGGTGCGGGCGGGGCTGGCGTGGCAGGGCGAGACAAGGCAAGGCAAGGCGTGGGTTTATGGATGGGCGAGGCGAGGCGCGGCAGGGCGAGGCATGGAATAAAACGTCAACCATTATCCTGATTAATCATCAGGATATCTAATAACCTCCTCCCTTATATAGGCGGGGCCGTATATGAGTGGCCCGAATATCAGGCCCGGCCCCGCAAATTTCTTTAAAGAAACGAGGTGCGAAACATAGCCCTTAAATTGAAGAAGGCAAAAAATGAACCAAGAAAAATGAAACGCCTTATTTGGAAAAACGCCTGGAAGTACAGCCGCAACCAGATGAAAGGTACTACCCGCAAAGAACAAAGGCAATATTGGCGCAAACTCTGGAATGAGCTGAGAAGGCCAAACATTGAAAACAGAGGAGATCGGTATCTCAGGCGGCTTGAGAAGAGACACCCGGAGTTGAGGAAACAGAACGTAAGTTAACTCTAAAATTTCTTTAAACGAAAGGACCATAAAACAATGAAAGCAACAGGAATAGTCCGGCGTCTCGACGACCTAGGCAGGGTTGTAATCCCGAGAGAGCTGAGGAAAACCTTGTTTCTGCCAGAGGGCGCGCCTATGGAATTTTTTGTGGAGAACAGGCAAATCATCCTGAGGGAATATCAGTCTCCCATATGTAGCCGCTGCGGCGGTGAAGACGCAGAGCCGGTAATGCTCTGCAAGAAATGTGCAGGTGATCAATGCGAAAGTTAATTTGTCCGGAGTGTAAGGAGCCCTATTACTCTGCTGCATCGTTGGAACATTTGGTAAAGCCGACATGCGACTGCGGAGGAAGGCTGAAAGAGGATCCAGAGAAGGGAGGTGTGCATCACGAAGAACATAGACATGCAGATAAAGGACAACATCTTGACCGTCGTTGTTGATTTAACAAAGAGCTTTGGCGTTTCTACTTCCGGCAAATCCATAATCATTGCCTCAAGCGAAGGAAACGCAGAAATACCGGGAACAGCAGGAATCAAAATAGGCCTGAACGTGTTCCAGAAAGCCTAGAGAGGACAAGGCCTAAAATGAACGAACCTGATTTCAATTTCAAAGAGGCAGCCTACTACGCAGTAAGAGAAGACTTCAATGATTCTATAAAACCAGGCTATATAGACCAAAAAAATGATCTCCTAATCAGAAAAGCGATAGCCTACGTTGAAACAAACGGCTTTCCCTGCGAAGTCATCGGAGTAGAAATTAAATCTCTGGCCAGAGCAGCCAGGCGCAGGATTGAATTAGACAAAAAGAACCCCGGGCAATAGCTCACCCGGGAAAGTAAAAACAACTCAATCAAATTATAAAGAAAACGGAGTGAAAAATAAATGGCCTATACAATCAACGTCAATATCAACGCCCCAGATTTATCAGCAGCCGTTCAAGCGCTTGCTGCTGCTCTGGCCTACCCAAAAGCCGTACAGGCTTGTGACAAAGGCGAACCCACGCAAACTCCTGATCAGAACATCATAGCCACAAATGAAGAGGTCAAAGCCGTATTGGAAGAGACTGTTGAACAGGTAGCCGATCCGGTCAACGAAGACCCGCCTTTTGAAACTCCTGTCACTCTCGAACAGGTCAGGGCTAAACTTTCAGCCCTATCCCAAGCAGGCAAGCAGGCCCAGGTTAAAAAGTTGATTACCGACCTCGGAGCTGCCAAGCTGACCGAGATACCCGCTGAGAGATACGCTGAATTACTTGCCAAAGCGGAGGAACTTTAATCAATGTCTGATCATGCAATCCTGGCAGCTTCAGCATCCCATAGATGGCTTTCCTGCCCTCCCAGCGCTCTGCTTGAACGGGAGTTCCCTGAAGAGACTAGCAGCTATGCCTCGGAAGGTACGCTTGCCCATAAGATAGCCGAACTCAAACTTAACCGATCTTTGCTGAAGAAAGTAAAGGCAGGTCCCTATAAGAAAAAACTCGAGTTTTTCCAAGCAGATCCCTTGTACTCAACCGATATGGAAGCCTACTTGGAAAACTACACGTCTGTTATATCAGAACGCTTCATGAATGCAGTAAATGCCTGTCCTGACAGCCTGATCCTACTAGAACAGAAACTGGACTTCTCCAAATGGGTGCCGTTCGGTTTCGGCACCGGTGATGTAGTAATTATCTCCGACGACACCCTGGAAGTAATTGACCTCAAGTATGGTAAGGGCGTGCCCGTCTCAGCCACAGAAAACCCACAGACCAGGCTTTACGGCCTGGGCGCTATAGCTTCTTTTAATATGCTCTACGACTTTTCCAAAGTCAGAATGACCATCGTCCAGCCCCGCCTTGACAGTCTCTCGACTGAAGAAATGACGGTCGAGGAGCTCCTGACCTGGGCGGATGAATATGTGGAACCCCGTGCAGCTCAGGCCTTTGCCGGCAAAGGAGAGTTTTGTGCAGGTGAGCACTGCCGCTTTTGCAGAGCCCGGCAGACTTGCAGGGCAAGGGCGGAAAACAACCTGGAGCTGGCCAAGTACGACTTCCAGCAGCCGCCGCTCCTGTCTGATGATGAAATCTCGGACATACTGACCCGGGCGGATGAGCTGCAGAAGTGGGCTGCCGATGTCCAGGCCTATGCCCTTGACCAGGCAGAGAACCACGGCAAGAAGTGGCCCGGATGGAAGCTTGTCGAGGGACGCAGCAACCGGAAATACACCGACGAAGATGCTGTCGCCAGGGTGCTGGTTGCTGCCGATTACCCAGAGGATAAAATTTATGCACCTCGGGAGCTGTTCGGTATCACTGCTATGGAAAAGTCAATCGGCAGGAAGCCTTTTAACGAACTGCTCAGCGAATTAGTTATCAAACCTGCCGGCAAGCCTACCCTCGTTCCCGAGTCGGACAAGCGTCCGGAGATACAGTCAATCGCTTCAGCAGTGGAAGACTTCAGCGTTTTAAATTAAGGAGGAAATATAAATTGGCAACTCAAGCACAAACTAAAACACCGGATACCAAAGTAGTGACAGGAAAAGTAAGGTTCAGTTATGCACACTTATTTCAGCCCAAAGCAATCATAGAGGGCCAGGAACCGAAGTACTCGGTGTGTATCCTGATCCCGAAGAGCGATAAAGAAACACTGCGCAAGATTAAAGCTGCGGTTGACGCCGCCAAACAGGCAGGATTAAGCCTGTGGGGAAATAAGTTGCCCCCAAGCCTGAAACTACCCCTGCGTGACGGAGATGTGGACAGGCCAGATCAGCCGGAATACGCCGGGCATTATTTCTTGAATGCAAGTTCCAAACAGAAGCCCGGCATTGTGGACAAGAACGTCAATGAGATCCTTGACCAGACAGAGGTTTACTCAGGCTGCTACGGCCGGGCCAGTATTAATTTCTTTGCTTTCGACCGGGCTGGGAATAAGGGCATTGGCTGCGGGCTGAATAATGTCCAGAAGTTGGCAGACGGTGAATCGTTAAGCGGGCGTACCAGGCCAGAAGATGACTTCGATGAGGTTGCCGAGGAAGACGATTTCCTGGGCTAAAAAAATAATAGCGGGCGGGTGGATTATTACCCGCCCATGCTATAAACGGAAGGTGCAGAAATGGATGCAACGGACCTGTTAATCAAGAGGCTGGATAAGAGAGGCGTTAACGCTTCCCTTGCTCCTGTAATAAAGATTGTACAAATATCTTTTGCCGGCAACATGGAGGTTCTCTATGACTTTTTCACAGACTTGGAACTCCAAGTAGGCGATCCAGTTGTCTGTGATACGGTCAGAGGCTACAGCGTAGGGAAGGTTGTCGACATAATCGAGAGGTCAAGTAAAGCAACTAACTGGATAGTTCAGAAGGTTGATGTCGAAGGGCACAAAAGACGCCTACAACGTGAACGGGACAGAGAAATAGAAGAAATGCTGGGGTAATTGAAATGCCTACACTCTGTATAGACTTGGAAACCTATTCATCCGTAGATTTAAAAAAATGCGGGGTATATGCCTATACCGAAGCCCCGGATTTTGAAATACTTCTCTTCGGCTATGCCTTTGATAACGAACCGGTGAGGGTATTAGACCTGACCGGAGGTAAGAATCTTCCTAGTCATATAATTGAGGCGATATTTGATTCAAGCATTATCAAGACTGCGTTCAATGCAAACTTCGAACGCGTCTGTTTATCAAGGCGTTTTTTACGTGATGAAAAATTACTTCCGGACAGTTGGCGCTGCACTCAGGTTCATGCGCTGACACTCGGGCTGCCGATGCGCCTAGAGGACGTGGCCAAAGCTCTGAAATTGCAGCAGCAAAAAGACACTGCCGGCAAAGCCTTAATCCGGTATTTCTCCGTCCCTTGCAAGCCAACAAAAACAAATGGCTACCGAACCAGGAACCTACCCGAACATGCCCCCGAGAAGTGGGAGCAGTTTAAGGAGTATTGCCGGCAGGACGTGGTAGTTGAAAGAACAATCCGGGAAAAACTTCTGCGTCATCCTATTTCAGCTTTTGAACAAAAGCTCTGGAACCTTGACCAGATCATCAACGACAGAGGCGTATTCGTAGACCTCAGCCTGGTCAAAAATGCGATAGCCTGTGATACGACATACCAGCAACAGCGGATGGAGGAAGCAATCCGGCTGACTGGCCTGGACAACCCTAAAAGCGTTTCACAGTTGAAATCCTGGCTGCTGGAGACTGACGGCCTGGAGGTGGAAAGCCTCAATAAAGAGACCGTCCCGGAGCTGCTTAAGCAGGCAGAAAGTGAAACAGTCAAACGGGTACTCGAACTACGTCAGGAGATGTCCAAGACCTCAGTCAAAAAATATGAAGCTATGGATCGAGCGCACTGCCTGGACAACAGGATCCGGGGAACAATGCAATTCTACGGGGCTAACAGAACGGGAAGGTGGTGTATAGCTGAGGGGTCCTTAGTCAGGGTGAGAACTAAGGAGAGCGTAATATGTGATAAACCGATCGAAAGAGTTCTAATAACCGATAAAGTTTGGGACGGTAGCACATGGGTTAATCATAACGGAGTAGTATTCAGTGGAGAAAAAGACGTTATCGAATGGGACGGTATCACAGCCACACCTGAGCATACCGTCTGGGTAGGACCAAACGAAAAAATGGCACTGAGTGACGCAAGAAAACATGAAAGGAAACTATGGTGCGGCGATAATGTACGGGATATATAAAATTACTTCACCTTCTGAAAAGAGTTATATCGGCCTTACTAAATCAAGCATCCAAGAGCGTTGGAGGCAGCATAAGAGAAGGGCCTTCGACGAGGACCGCAACCATCCGTTTTATAACGCTATTCGTAAATACGGCCCTAATAGTTTTAAGGTTGAATTGCTTGATACGGCTCCTAATAAACCGGCGGCACAAAAACTAGAACGGTTCTATATAGCCCAGCAGCCCCTTGAGTTGTCGTATAACATCTCACCAGGAGGAGAGGCTGACGGCGAAGCAGGAGGTAGAATATTTTGGGATAAAATGGCTGCAAATCCTGGGCTGAAGGAACAATACGTAAAAAAGTTATCAGACATTAAACGCGCTAGTGATTGGTCGGACTATGAAGCCCTATCTCAGAAAGCAGCACAGTGGCGTAAGGATAATCCGAGAGAGGCATATAAAGCATCACGACGAGCTTTAAGAATAGCTAATAAAACTAAAGCTAAGGCTAGAATCGGAGCCAAAAAGGAAGAAGACACGCGCCTTTTAAAAAGAGAAGCTTCTATGGAAGCATAAAAGATCAGTTAAAACAAGAGAAAACGCTTTTGCTCTATGGGAGCGTAGAACAAAAGCGCAAAAAGAAGAGATAGCTACAAAAATATCAGGCAAAGCAAAAACACGCTGGGAGAGTATACAAGACCCAGAAGAAAGAGCGAGAATAACTGCTGATGCGAGAAAGGCAGTTGATCGCAAAAAGCAAGGTCCGGCGGCAAGCAGAGGTTTAAAGAGCTTCTGGGAGGACCTTAGAAAAGATCCAGAACAATATAAGGCCTACATAGAGCAACGTAAAGCCACATTAAAACGCACTCTTGAAAGGAAAAAAGGGAAATGAGAACCTATGATATTCTCAATGCCGGGCCAAAGAACAGGTTCATGGTAAACGGTAGAATAGTCTCAAATTCAGGAAGGTTAGTGCAAATTCATAATCTCCCGCAAAACCATTTACCTGATCTAGACGCTGCCAGAAAGCTCCTGCTTAAAGGTGATTACGAGACTATTGAACTGCTGTTCGGTGACACGCCAGACACGCTTTCCCAACTCATACGGACGGCATTTATTCCTGAAGAGGGCTGCAGGTTTATTGTGACAGACTTCAGCGCAATCGAGGCACGAGTCATTGCCTGGTTGGCCGGGGAGAAGTGGCGGATGGACGTCTTTAACTCACACGGAAAAATTTACGAGGCGTCAGCCGCTCAAATGTTTAAGGTACCCGTGGAAAGTATAACAAAAGGAAACCCGCTCCGGCAGAAAGGTAAAATAGCAGAATTGGCGCTTGGCTATGCCGGCGGAGCGGGGGCGCTTATCTCCATGGGCGCTTTAAAAATGGGCCTGGCTGAAGAAGAGTTGCCTGACCTGGTAAAGGCCTGGCGGCAAGCTAATCAAAATATCGTAAGGTTCTGGCATGACGTGGAGAGCGCTGCTATAAAAGCTGTCACAGAAAAAGCTACAGTAGTGCTTCAATACGGTCTGGCCTTCATTTATGAGTCAGGGGTACTGTTCATCCGGCTGCCCTCGGGACGGCGCCTCGCTTATGTCCGGCCAAGGATGGAAATTGACCGGCGATTTGACCGGCTGGGATTGACCTATGAAGGCTATGAAAAAGGCAAATGGAGCCGGTTAAGAACATATTCCGGGAAGCTCGTCGAAAATATTGTGCAAGCAACGGCCCGTGACTGCCTGGCCGAAGCCCTGCTGAGGCTTGATCATAACGGTTACAGAGTTGTTTTCCATGTGCATGACGAAGCTGTTTTAGAGGTACCGATCAGCCAGGGCGTATTTAAAGACGGTTAATGAAATTATGGGATCACCTATCGACTGGGCCCCCGGTCTGCCTATGAAGGCTGATGGTTTCGAGAGTTTTTATTACATGAAAGGTTAGGGTAGCCAATGGAATCCGAGTACAGCGAAGAGTTTGACAGACTGCGTAAAAACAGGATGCTGACAAGCTATTACAAATACGGCCCGTTAAAAGAAAACTGTAAGCCCGGGATGGTAGACATGATCGCCAGCCTGGAAAAGAGGCTGGACGCCTACAAGAGGACAGGAAACACGGAGTTTTTATGTGACGTAGCTAATTTTGCGATGATCGAATTTATGTACCCCCAGCACCCGGACGCCCACTTCAGAGCGACCGACAGTGACGAAAGCCCGGGAATTGTAGGGATCACTATAAACGAATTAATGGGAGAAAGCTAATGAAGCGATACGAATTCGAACAAAAACAAAGTCTGCCTTACGAAGCTAAACTCAACCATGCGATATTCAAGGCACAGGAATTCTACAATCACCTGCAAGGTGATGTTTGCTGCTCAGTTGGTGGGTTAGACAGCATTACGCTTTTATTCTTTCTGCGCAGATTTGTAAGCAAGAGCATTCCCGGAGTGTCGGTGTCAGCTCTTGAAGATAAAAGTATTCAGAGAGTACACCGGCAGCTTGACAACATGATTTTTCTGAAGCCTTACAAAAGCAAAGTACAGGTCATAAGAGAATTCGGGTTCCCCGTTATTAGCAAGATGAAAGCCCGAAAAATTGAGCACTTACAAAAGCCGAATAACCCAAAACTGACTTATGTTCATGCCTTGATGACCGGCGATATGGGGGCGCAGGGTAAATTTCAGCACAGCGACAAAATCAAATTGCCCGATAAATGGCTAAAGCTTTTTGGCGGCCTATATAACGACCATAGACCAGATCTAGAATGTAAAACCGCTCCTTTCAAAGTATCAGACCGGTGCTGCTATTGGATGAAAGAAAAGCCGGCAGATGATTTTGCGAAGCAAAACGGATTGAGTCCATATCTAGGACTTATGGCTGCGGAAGGAGGGCAACGGGAATTAGGCCTGATAAAGAACGGCTGCAACTACTACGGCAAAACCGTCACCCGTAGCTGCCCCTTTGCGATATTCAGCAAAACTGACCTTCTGCAATTGGCGCTGTATCTTGAGGTTCCGGTACCAGAGATTTACGGCGAAATCGTGGAACTGCCCGACGGGACACTGGACACTACTAGAGCGAAGAGAACCGGCTGCACCATGTGTGGTTTTGGAATTCACATTGAAAAACGTCCGCACCGGTTTGACAGACTGAGGGAAGATAACCCCAAGGAATGGCAGTTCTGGATGTACAAAATGGGCTGGGGGCAAGTCTTGGATTACATCGGTGTTAAGTGGGAAGAGCCTTATATAAACAATTGAAAGAAGGATGACCATGTACCTTCGTAAACTCACGGATGATGAAAACGAATTTATCCAGGAGGCCAAACGGAAAGCCAATAAAATACTCACAGCAAATAGAAGAAGCATAACTGCAAAGCTTAATTCCAAGGTTACCTATCCTAATGAAATACCAGCCTTAGAAAAAGAACTGAGAAAGAACAGACGCATTATTGGAAAGCCCGTATTCCTCAAGATAGCCGGCAAGATAATGTCTACAGACTATGAGCGGCTGGAAAGATTGGATAAACTTCTTAATCCCCAGCAATGGGCCAGGACTATAGCCATTAAAAAGGATGAAAACGGATACCCCCTGCTGGAATTGATTTACTGGAGGCATAAGGACAGGTTGCAGACCGGAACAATAGTTTTATATGAGCTGCCCCAGTATCAACTGGATCTGCTCGGAACTTTACCCGTTATTGAAATTAGTTAGGTGATGAAGGATGAACAGTATATCAAGATACAGGACAGGAGATCCCCGCTTCGGCCTTGAGCGGGACGAGCCGGCAAACGGGCCGGTGGAAACCTACACTCTGACGTCGGAGGAAATCGCTGCAAAGTACGGGGCGCCGAAAGTAAGGCCGAACACTCCTTACCAAGAAAAGCAGATCGTTATTACCCGGGAGGAACTGACCTCCGTCCTGCGCCGGAGCCAAAGCTGGAGTATAGCGATGAAAGAGCTGGGCATTGGCAGACACCAGATGCTGCGCCTTATGGAGGCGTACCAAATCAATCCTGGTAGCTGGAAGAATAAAAAGGAGGAGAACCAAGTGGAAGCTTATGTCCCGTCAAAAGATGAAACCACAAAGACACGCTATGAAATAGGCAAAGATCTGCTGCCGAGAGAAAGGATGATCAACCTTAAAACGGAGGGCAAAACAGACAAAAAAATTTATGAACAGCTCAACATAGCCGCAGATGTCTTTTACCGCCTCAAGCGGGAATACGGGCTAATGGATGAGAAACAGCCGGCAGAAGAGCCGGAAAAGCTGCTTACTATCGAAGAGGCTTTAAAGCTCAGGGATGAGCTTAGAAGCAAGGCAGATATGATCGATGAGCAGTTAGCCACTATCAGGATCAAGGTCGTTTAAGAAGGAGGCACTAAGTTAAAATGCAGAACTCGCTTGATGACCTAAATAATCACCTGTTCGCCCAGCTGGAACGCCTGGGTGACGAAGAGCTGAACGGTGAAAGACTGCAAGAAGAAATCATCAGGGCGAAAGCCGTATCGGACATTGCTGGCCAGATAATTTCAAATGGCTCTTTGGTATTAAAAGCCAGAACTTTTATTGAGGAATACGGTCTCAGGGAAAAGACTGATAAGAAGATACCGCCGATGCTTAAGGCTGATTTTCTGAGGGAGTAAGATGAACCGTAAATACACCCAAGAGCATATCGATTTTCTAGCAGCCAACATTTCCGGATGTCCTTTTAAAGCCTTGACAGCCAAGTTTAATGAGCGGTTCAGAATGTCGATAAGCGTTTCAGCCATGGTAACTCTTACCAACAAACACGGTCTGCATAACGGGATAGATTCCCGGCTTAATAAAGGGCATGAGCCGACCCAGTTTAAAAAAGGATTAATTCCATGGAATAAAGGTTTAAAGGGTACTGGCGGCTGGGAACCAACGCAATTCAAGAAAGGCCACATACCCGGAAATTACAAACCTGTCGGCACTGAACGGGTAAACGGTGATGGCTATGCCGATATCAAGGTCGCAGACCCGAACAAATGGAAAGGAAAGCACGTCCTGATCTGGGAGACTGTCAACGGACCTGTTCCTCCCGGACACGTAATTATATTCGGTGATAGTAATAACAGGAATTTTGATCTCGGGAACCTAATCCTTGTATCCCGGAAGCAACTGGTAAGGCTGAACCAGCACGGCCTAATTAAAGACGATACCGATCTGACAAAAACAGGAATTATCATAGCAGACATTCAGAACCGGATAGGTGAGCGGAAAAGAACTAAGAAGAAAGGAGAATAGTCGTGCCTCAAAAGACACTGGAACAAATTCTTAACGACCTGATTGACCTGAATAAATACCTGGACGGTAATTATGCCCTTGAAGAAAGTATTTCTGATTTAAGCGATTACATATCCGCTGAAGACGAAAAAAAGGCTGCCAAGGGCTGGGTAAAAGGTACTGGAGAATTAAAGACCAGAAAAGATGATCCAATAACCGTCGAGGTCTACCGGAACAAAGATTATCCCGGTGTGATGATCCATAGAGCCTACGGATATAACAGTGATCTCCTGTCTGGTTATGCCCTTTCGCATGAAAAATCAGGGCTCAGAATAGGTGGAAAATGGCCCAATATGCGTAAAGCTGTTAAAGCTTTTCTTGATCATGCGTCAAAGGTTAACTGGGACAGACCGACAGAGGAGATATTAAAAGACCCTGAAGCCGTCGAAGCGGCTAAGAAATTGAATACATAGGAGGTAATTATGAGCTGGATTGAAACTTAGTAGACAATAAAACCAGTCTGGTAAAGAACGTCAAGAACGGGTGAGAAAATGAAGCAAGATCCGAAAACCCCAGATACCCCAATTAAACGTAAATTAAAGCACGACGGTACTGTTACCATCGCCACGGGCCGCAGCCGGAAGGAAACGAACTGGAAGAACCGGGAGATGCTCTGGTCTGAGCTGGTCTCCCGGTTAAGCCAGACCACACGAACCCAGGAGACATATGACGAGTACCGGAAAATGACCAAGGCCCAGCAGGATGAGCGGAAAGACACGGGAGGTTTTGTCGGTGGAACGCTGAAGGGCGGCCGGCGGAAGACTGAGGCAGTGGTCTGGCGCCAGGTCATTACCCTGGATGCCGATTATGTCCAGGGCGACTTCTGGGCAGCTGTGGAGACAATGTTCGGCTATGCCTGTGTCATATACTCAACCCACAAGCATAGCCCTCAGAACCCACGGCTGCGCCTGGTCTTTCCCTTATTACGCCCTGTCACTCCGGATGAATACCCGGCAGTGGCCCGGCGGATAGCTGCAGACCTCGGGATAGACTTCTTCGACGACACTACTTACCAGCCGCACCGGCTGATGTACTGGCCGTCTACAGCTCTGGACGGGGAGTACGTCTTTAAGTGCCTGGATGAGCCTTGGTTAGACCCCGATAAAGTTCTGGCCCGGTATCCTGACTGGCGGGATCCGTCATACTGGCCAGAGTCCTCAAGGACAATAGCTGAACGCAAGAAGCAGGCGGACAAGCAGGGGGACCCGCTGGAGAAGCCGGGCATGGTCGGCGCCTTCTGCCGGACTTATACAATATCGGCAGCAATTGAGGCCTTTCTGGAGGACATTTACGCCTCAAGCGGAGAGTGGCGGTATACCTACCTGCCCGGTACCACTACGGGGGGCCTGGTCGTTTATGACAATGATTTGTTCGCTTACTCACACCATGGGACGGACCCGATCAGCGGCAGGCTGGTCAATGCCTTCGACCTGGTCAGGCTGCATAAGTTCGGTGACCTGGACGATGCAGCCGAGCCCGGGACACCGGTAAATAAGCTTCCTTCATATACGGCAATGCTGGAGTTCTGCCAGGCTGATGACCAGGTCAGAAGCTCACTCGGAGAAGAACTCTTGGCCAGGGCTAAAGAGGACTTCAAAAGCAGTGAAGAAAGCTGGGCAAAGCGCCTGGAATATAACAAAAGGGGAGAAATAGTAACCTCCCTTGCCAACCTGGTCCTTATACTACGCAATGACCAGAACTTAAAAGGCATAGCTTACAATTCTCACAGGGGCGCAATAGTGCTACTGGAGAAGATGCCTTGGCGCAAACCGGGGGAATGGCAGGGACCGGATTGGTGCGACGATGACGATGCAAGCCTGAGAGTCTATTTAGAAAAAATATATAAGATATGGACTCCGCCTAAATTAAACGACGCACTGGCAGCGGTAAGCCACGAAAGGGCCTTCCATCCTATCCGTGAATACCTGGAAAGCCTTCCGGAGTGGGATGGTATCCCTAGAATAGAAGAACTGCTCATAGATTACCTCGGTGCCCAGGACTCTGTCTATGTTCGGGCAGTGACTAAAAAGACTTTAGTAGCTGCAATTGCCAGGGTGATGACGCCGGGCTGTAAATTCGACTATATGCTGGTCCTTGTAGGGCGGCAGGGTATAGGGAAAAGCACCCTATTTACCCAGCTTGCCGGCAAGTGGTTTAACGATTCGCTCAATATGAATGACATGAAGGATAAGACGGCCGCCGAGAAATTACAGGGGTACTGGATCCTGGAGATAGGTGAGCTTGCCGGTTTTAAAAAGGCTGAAGTGGAAGCAGTGAAGTCTTTCTTAAGCCGGCAGCGTGATATTTACAGGCCTTCATTCGGCCGCCGGACAGTGGAGCATCCGCGGCAGTGCATCATCGTCGGCAGCACCAATAATGACACTGGATTTTTACGGGATAGTACCGGCAACCGTCGTTTCTGGCCGGTAACTATTGTAGGGGTGCCGGAAGATAAAGCATCCTGGAATTTAGGTATTGATACAGTAAATCAGATATGGGCTGAAGCTCTGCAGGCCTGGACAGATGGGGAGAAATTATATCTCGAAGGGGAAGCAGCTGCAGAAGCTTATGAACAGCAGAAGCTTGCTATGGAAAGCGACGAGCGCCTCGGTATGATTAAGGATTTCCTGGAGATGTCGCTCCCGGAAGACTGGGAGTCAAAGAGCCTAAACGAGAGAAGGCTGTTCATCCACGGCGGGGACTTTGGCAGCGCCGCAGCTGGGACTGTACAGCGTGACCGTGTCTGTATAGCTGAAATTTGGTGTGAGCTATTTGAGAATGATTTGGCGGTTATCAAGAGGTTTGAAATAGATGAATTACATGGATTAATGAGGCAGATCGACAACTGGGAGAAACATATAGGTAATAAAGACGGTAAAATGAAATTTCAATTATATGGAAGTCAAAGAGCCTATATCAGAGTTGCCGATGAAAGATATCCGGTTGCCGAAGTTGCCGAAGTTGCCGAAGTTGCCGATAGAATTTGACGTCTATCAAAATATAGAAATTAGAGAAGGTATATCACGGTTGCCGAAGTTGCCGAAGTTGCCGATAAAATTTGACACATATTAAAAATATAGAAAAAAGCTGAATAAGTTGTCGATGCTTATTGACGATCGGCAACCGCTTAAAGCTAGATACAGCAAGGGTTAGAAAGGCTGGTTGCCGAGGTTGCCGAGAATTATATAAGCAGTAATAAAAAATAGAGATAAATATATTTACACGTGCGCACACGCCTATACGCGCACACGCGTAAGAAACATCGGCAACTTCGGATCATCGGCAACCGGAGGTAAAAATGTGATAGAAAACACAATCGAACGTCGATTCAAAAAAGAAGTTGAAAAATTAGGTGGCAGAGCTTTAAAGTTCGTCTCTCCCGGAACATCAGGTATGCCAGACAGGATTATTCTTCTTCCCGGAGGTAAGGTAATATTCGCAGAGTTGAAAGCTCCCGGAAAAGACTTGAGACCGCTGCAGGAAAAAAGAGCGGATGAATTAAGAAATTTAGGTTTTTCGGTTTATAAAATAGCTTCAATCCAGGAAATAAGAAATTTCATCACAGAGGTATGTAAATGATCTACACACCGCATTTTTATCAAGCATATGCAACAAACAAAATAATTGGTCAAGAAGCCGTCGCCCTCCTTTTGGGCATGGGCCTCGGGAAAACTTCCATTACTCTTACAGCTGTTGATGAATTGCTTTACAACTATTTTGATGTCTCCCGGGTGCTGGTTATAGCTCCTTTACGGGTGGCGGAAGATACCTGGAGCCGTGAGTCGGAAAAGTGGGATCACCTACGGCATTTAAGAATAGCCAAAGTTCTGGGATCCGAGCAGCAGCGAATCGCCGCCTTGAATTCAAAAGCGGATATCTGGGTAATTAACCGCGAAAATACTGAATGGTTGGTTAACTACTACGGCAAGAAGTGGCCTTTTGACATGGTAGTGGTAGACGAGCTGTCGAGCTTTAAATCATCCAAGGCCAGAAGGTTCAGGGCTCTGCGGAAAGTCAGACCCTTGATAAAGAGGATTGTAGGATTAACTGGTACACCGGCACCGAATGGGCTTATGGACTTATGGGCGCAGATATATCTGCTTGATCGTGGTGAGCGGCTGGGCCAGACGATAACGGGGTACCGTGATCGTTATTTTAACCCCGGCAAGCGGAACCGTACTGTTATTTTTGATTGGGTACCTAAACCGGATGCAGAAAAAGCGATTTACGGGAAATTGGCTGACCTGTGCCTGAGTATGTCGGCCAAAGATTGGCTTGAATTGCCGGAGCGTATCGACAGGATCGTCCCGGTCAAGCTTCCGCCGGCGGCGAAGAAGCAGTATGAAAAGTTAGAGCGTGAACTGTTGTTACCTCTTGCCGGTGGGGATGTCGTTGCCGGCACGGCAGCCGTGTTGACAAATAAACTTTTACAGATGTCTAATGGAGCGGTTTATGATGAGTTCGGCAAGGCTAGGGAGTTTCATAATGCAAAACTTGAAGCCTTGGGAGATATTTTGGAGGCGGCGAATGGTAAACCGGTCCTCGTTTTTTACGCATACAGGCATGACTACGACAGGCTTAACTCTTTTTTACAGGGATATAGGCCAAGGGCGCTTAACACATCAGCGGATATTGAAGATTGGAATACAGGCCTGATCTCGGTAGCTCTGGCGCATCCGGCTTCCGCCGGGCACGGGCTGAACCTCCAGGCCGGGGGAAACATCATCGTTTGGTTCGGCCTCACCTGGTCGCTGGAAAGCTATGAGCAGGCTAATGCAAGACTGGACAGGCAGGGGCAGCAGGAGAGCGTTATTGTCCATCACCTGGTCGCTGAAGGCACAATTGACGAAGACGTGATGAATGTTCTGAATCGAAAAGCAACAGGGCAAAACGCTTTACTGGGAGCCGTGAAGGCAAGGATTGAAAGGATTGTGGCTTAAGATGATACAAGTTTATGACTTTGTTTTATACAGGCAGCCGGGTATTATCCAGGTTTTCCGGGAACGGTTCAGAACCCGCAAACCCCGGGCTTCTGCAAAGGTAAATATCAAGACCTGGGTAAATGACGGGCCGTTTGAGTGGTGGAAGGAAATTATGCAGGAGAAACCCAAGCGGGGAAGAGCAGGGGCGCTGCCGGGGGAGCGTGATGCCGGCTGAAATTATCTGACCAACTAATCAACGAAATAAAAATTCGTGCTCCTGAAATAGACCGGCTGAAGTTTGGAGAAATAACCCTGAAAGTGCAGGATGGGAAACTTGTTTGGGGAGAAATAAAAACAGTTTGGAAGGCTGACTCTAACAAAAGAGAGGCCTGAGCGTAAAAGCTTAGGCCTCTTTAATTTTATCCGGGAGGTGTGTGCCGTGAACAGACCAACATGCTGTGATAATAAAGAGTGTAATGCTTCATGCCCGCTTTACTTAACCTACTACGCTTCAAAGACTGAGTTTTGGAGTTGGTGGGGCAGAACAAGCCCTCCTGAGATAAGACAAAGAGAAGCAATACTGCAAATAGATGCGCCTCATGGAAAGCGCAGTAGTAAATCAAGCAAGAAGCGTAAGAAACGGCCAAAGAAGCAGATAATAGGGTTATATGAGGTTTGACATATTAGCATTGACAGTTTAATCTAATGTTGAATCGTGCGCCCATTAGGGCGCTATCTTTGTTTATGGAGCCTTTGGGCTCTTTTTGTTTGGCAGGGATAAGTCAGATGATGACAGTTATGGAAACTAAAGGTACTTCCTGACCAGTGCCACAGTGCG